TGAACTCTGGCCTCACTTTGGCTCAAGTTTGGCTCAGGTTTTACGCGTGCTCCTGACGACTCAACTTTGGCCTCACTTTGGCTCAAGTTTGGCTCAGGTTTTACGCGGGCCCCTGACGACTCAACTTTGGCCTCACTTTGGCTCAAGTTTGACTCAGGTTTTACGCGGGCCCCTGATGGCTCAACTTTAGCCTCACTTTGGCTCAAGTTTGGCTCAGGTTTTACGCGGGCCCCTGATGGCTCAACTTTGGCCTCACTTTGGCTCAAGTTTGGCTCAGGTTTGCCTTCAGAAGCGTCAACATTCGGCATGTCTTGCCATGGCATGACTGCCGTCTTTTTCGGCAACTGCTTCTTGACTTGGCCAAGTGCGGAACGCTGAATCTTCTTATCGTTTAGCGACAGCGCCATCTCTCACTCCCGAGCTTCGATGGTGCGAGATGCGCTGCGTCTTACTTTGTTAGCGACGCCCCTCTTAGTCGCCGTCGTCTCTATCATTTTTGCGTGATCTTTCATCCGACACCAGATCTCAAGCAACACTTCCCGCATCTCGTCAGCAACCAAAGAGGAGGGGGAGTGCTCCGGAAGTGAAAGATGCGAAGCAATTGCTTCCTCCGCATGCACCGACTCACGAATCGCTCCATTGATACATCCCGCAACATTCGCGAGGTACCAAGAGCGAATCTCGCTGCTCAGTTTCCTGGTCGAAGCAAACTTCGTGGGGATGAATATCTCGGAAAAATCGCAGTGAGTGTCTCGCTTGAAGCTCTCAAGGTAAGCCTTAAACGCTCGATAGTTCCTGTAGTTGTTGATCTTACATTCCAGAGGAGAAACGAGGACGTCGCACGCCACGAGAGCATTTGAAATCAAAAGATTCCAGTTCGGAGAGCAGTCTAAAATGATCAGATCAAATTGCTTCTTGAGCGGCTCGACTACCTTTTCTCTAAGCCAGAAATCTCGCATTGCACGGGACGAAATGTCTCGCTCGAGCGCCACTAAATCGGGGGTTTCGGGTATGAAGAACAACGTGGGAATATCTGACTGGATGACGATCTCATCGAGAGAGACGGTACCTTTTGCAAAGTCAGCTAGCCCATAAACAGAGTTGAGTTGTTCAAGCGCAGCCTCTAATGTTTCAGCACTGTCTAAATCGACCTGATATCCCAGCGCGCTCGTAATATCACACTGCATATCTAGGCCAACGATACATACCTTCTGATTGTGAAGGGCCGCCATTCTCGCAAGATTCAAGGCAAGCGTCGTCTTAAGCACACCGCCTTTGGTAGTGAAAACAGCCACAGCGGTTGGCGCCGATAGCTTCTTTAGAAAACCATATCGCTCGCCGATCGCTGGAAGATCCGAAATAGTCCAAGTACGGCGCGGATTCGATTTGCCACCTGCTCGCGCAGCAACCGGGATCAAGCCACTGCCCTCTGCTTTGATAAGCGCAGTTCTCGATACATCCGCGCTGAAAATCTTGAGGATCTTCTGAATGGTGTAGGTTTCGGACATCAGCAGATAATCCTCCGCACTCCGGCGTTGGTGGAATGGTTTACATATTTTCCTTTGTACCATCAAAAAAAGTCAACCTCTGACAGATGCTGACGCACCGACTTTCGGTCTACAGCTTCCTGCTTGGCTTAACTTTGGCTCAAGTTTCTCGGCGCAGATTGCACTCGCTGGCTCATGCTAGACTGGTCGCTCTCAAGGAATTCACGATCATGCATCGAAAGCTCACACTGGCGCGCGCCGTCTACACCCTCGATACGACGCCTCCAACCCGCAGGCTTCCAGCCGCCCTCATACTAACCATTCTCGTCATCGCTCTTAGTCTGGCAGCCGTTCACATGAGAGGCTGACGGTGTAGGCCGCCTCTGGCGCCACCGTATGCGTCGCTGATGTCACGTTCCAAAGACCGTCGACCGCCGCGCGAAAACCCGAGAGCCTGAGCCTGCAGTCCGCAGAAATCCTCGCGTCGCCTTCAAGCTCAAGCCTTCCCGTAACGCCTTGCCTCTGCGCAAGAGAGAGCTTGGCCGCGGCCGCTTGCTCAGCCCGCTCTCTCGACGAAAAAACCTCGCGAAAGCGAAAAGCGGGCTTTCCGCTGCCAACGACGATCTTCTCGCTTTGCGCCGCCCCAAGGTCGAAGGCCTCCGCCTCAACCGCCCCATAAAGCGGCCTACTCACGAAATCAAAATCCCAGGAGATGACCTTGCCGCCGAGCGCCTCAATCTCGACAACAGGCAGCGCCTCGCCTGACACGCTCAACCCAGCGCCCTGCTCTGCGACAAGCACCGTCTCGTCCTGAATCTTGAGCGAGAGCGCGTGCTCGCCGGCAAGCCTCGAGAGAAAGTGGACGGCCGATTCATTTCTCTGGGAGACATCAAACACCGGCACGCGCGAAAGCGCCGCAGAGGCTTTCACTTTGAGCCCGTAGGTGCGACCGAGCTCGTCTATCACCGCCTTCAGGTCGCGGCCTGCATAGAGCCTGGAGGAGGCGGTTTTCAGATCTTTTGTGGTATCAAAACCCTTGCCCGTAAGCCGCATGACGCCGCGGCTTGATATCGACACCTCATCGACAAAAAAACTCCCCATGGGGGAGATGCTTTCCCCCCGGCCAAGCGCCACGCTGACCCGGTGACCTCTCTTTGGAACAGCAAGCCTGCCGTCTGAGTCGTCAAAGATAAGCTCGAGTTGATCAGAGAGCAGACCGCGCTCGTCTTTGAGGACAAGCCGCGTGAGCCTTTCGCGATAGACCCCTTTTTTCTCCTCGCCGTCGATTGTGACAAGAACCCCCGGCTTTAGTCCCAAAGCGAGATCTCTCTGCGCTCGGGCCGGCCGCTGCGCGGTGGGCTTGGAAGAAAGATCTCAACCCCCTCGGGCAAGACGGCCGGCATCTCGGCAAGGTGCGGGTTCAGTTCGAGCACCTCTTCGACAACGCTGTCTGTCTTGCCAAAAATCTGGTGGCAGATGAGGTCTAGCACCTCGCCCCCTCGCGTCGCGTAAATCATAGGGCTTTGGCCGGACTGGCAGCGTCATCGACTGTCACACTTCGAAGAGAAAGCCTAAAAGCCACTTTTCGCGCCTTGCCGTCACTGCGAAAACTCGAAAGATCCTCACTCCACGAGAGGACCGCCCAATTGCCAAGCGATCTCCCCTCAGAATCGACCAGAAGAAGCGCCTCCCCCCGGCGAGCCTCGTCTTTCAGAGCCCTCAAAGGGTCGTCGCTTGCGGCCCTTTCTGTATAGGTCTCGCCCACCACCTCGACCTCAAGAGCCCTGCGCCCCATGTAGCTCACAGCTGAAGTGCCGCCAAGCCGCTCGTGCTCTGTCCAAATAAAGCTCTCGCCCCGTGTCAGCCTCTCAAACATGCTTTTTCCGGCCAGAAAGCGAAAGGAGCCCAGCGCAAAGAGCGCTTTTCCTTCAGTCATAAAGCCTTGCCCTCCAGGCCTTGGCCTCTTCGTCTTTGACCTCGCGAAGGACGTCTTTGAGCTTGGCTGCGATCTCGGCAGTCGTGGCCTTGGGCTCAGTGACGTTGACGGTGATGGGAGCATTGAGGATCGACTGACTCGGCCCTCCGCGAAGGGCAGCCCCGGTCGCCGCCAGCGGCACCGTGCCGGTTGCCTTGAGTGAGGTCATGCGAGTCATGAAATCTGCCACCGACCGGCCGCCAGCTTGCAGGCTTTGCGTGATCTTGTCCCAGTTTTCGTAGACGAGATAGGAGGCGCCGGCGAGCCCTGCGATGGCAAGCCCGATCCCAGAGCCAATCAGCGCGATTTTGAGCGCTCCGACCCCTGCCGCCGCGGCCGCCATCGCTCCCGAAGCTGCCGCCCCGAAGCTGACCCAGGCCCCCTTAAAGAGGGCAACGGCCCCGACTACCGTTGAGATCGGGATAAAAAGAGCGCCGATTGCTGCTGCCGCGCCGCCCACGCCAAGCGCCACGCCCGAGAGAGCCTTTGTGACCTCGGGATTGGCAAGCGCCCAGTCGCGTGTTTTGTCGACAACCCATGCCAGTCCCCCGGCAAGCCGCGCGAGGTCTGAAAGGAGAGGCTTGCCGAGCACGTTCAAAAGGTCTGAAAGCGAGGCTTTGAGCCTGAGCATCGAAGCGCTCGCCGTGGCGGCCTCGATCCCAAGCTTCTCTAGTGCTGTCCCCTCGGAAAGGGTTCTTATCTCAGCCTCGCGGGATCTCAGGGCCGACAGCCGCGAGGCTGCCCCGCTGTCGCCGCGAGCGGCCTTGACGGCGACGTTCACAAGCTCCGAAATGCCTGCCAGCCCCTCACGGCCAAAAAGCTTCTCGAGGATCTTGAGGCGCTGACCCGAGCCCATGGGGGCAAGCCTGGCGCCGAGCTCCTCCATGACCGAGATGAAAGGCCGCATGCCGCGCGTCTTTGGATCGACGACCCGAATGCCCAGCGCCCGGAGAAGCTTGGCCTGCTCGGTCTTTGGCGTGCCGCCGAGGGTGTCGTGAACCAAAGGATCGAGAAAAGCTCCCTTGAGGGCCGTGGCCGCAACCGAGCCCTTCACCCCGACGTCAGCCAGCATAGCCACCGACGCCATCACCGTCTCAAGCGGGATCTTGGCGGCGTTGGCGACCGAGCCGACGTGCTTTAGAACGTCTGCGATCTCGGTGAGGTTGGTGTCGGAGACGTCGGCTGTGTATTGGACGACATCCCCAATGCGCGAGAGCCGCGAGATCGGCAGCTCGAAGGCATGCGCGATGCCGGTAAGCAAACTCACCGACTGCTGGGGCAAGATGTCGCCGACCTTGGACACCGCCAGCACAGCCTTGAGGTTGGCTTCGGTGATGTCTTTAAACTGAAGGCCGGCTGTCCCCATCTGAATCATCGCCGAGCCGACCTCTTCGCCCGTATAGCCAAACTGGGTCGAAACCCGGGCTGCCATGCGCTCTAGGGTCGCAAGATCTCTCTCCTGTCGGGCCGTGTCCTTGTAGTCTGGCCCCGACAAGACCCGCGAGCGAACGCGCGCCATGACAGCCTCAAGGCTCATGGCCGTCTGAAGCGGCAGCGACGCCTGGCCAAGCACCCCCCGACCAAAGCCCGAGGCAACACCCCCGATCATGGCAAGCTCAGAGGCTCTGCTGCTCAAGGCCTCCGCCGACCTCCGCATAACAGAAAGCCGATCCGACTTGGCTCTCAACCGGTCAAAAACCTTCTCCTGCTCGGAAAGCCTGTCGGAGAGTCCCCGAATCGAGAGCCCCGCCTCCCGTGCTTCGCGCTTTAGCCCTCGAAGCCGGGTGGTCTTTGTCTCAAAGGCGTCTTTCAGCCGCGAGGCCGAGACTCTTGCCGCGTCAAACTCGCGGGCAAGGCGCCGACTCGGTTCGCCGGCAGCCTTGATCTCGGCAGCCAGCGCCTTGACGCGTCCCTCGGCTGTCTTCCACTGGGAGTGGGCCTCAAGCGTGGCCTTGGCCTGCCCCCGCATCTGGCCGGCAAGCTTGTCGTGGCGACGCAGCTCGTCGAGCGCCAGACTTGCCCGCTTCAGCTCACCGCCAAGCCCGCGGGTGACCCCCGAGAGGTTTTTCAGCGGCAAGGAGAGAAGGTCCTTGGCGGCAAGGCTTACCCTTATTTTGAAATCGGCCATGTCGCCTTGAGCCTCTCAAGCGCTAGCTGGTGGTAGAGGGAAAGCTCGTCGGCCGCCAGAGCGTCAATCGCCTCGATCGTCCAGTGAAAGACAAACGCCAGGTCGGCCTTCACCTCGAGTAATGCCCGCCTCGCGTCTGGCAGCTCCTCTAGGGAGCAAGCCCTAAAAAACCAGCCACCTTGTCTGACACCCTGCGGTAGTCGGCAAAGTCGAGTTCTCTCACCTCATCAGGGCTCCACTCGGCCAGGTGGCTGATCAGATGCAAGGTCTTGGCGGCCTCCGTGTCGTAGCGGTCGACCAGCTCGAGGTCTTTTACCTTGGCTCTCCTAAGCTCGATGGTGCGAACAAGCCCCCGGCCAGAAAGCTCGACGGGATAGGAAAGCTCGATGATCTCTTTTTTCATGTCATCCCCTCAGGAGGGCAGCCTTGACGGCCGCCAGTTGGTCAACGCCGTTGATGCGGCGCACCATGTTGTCGGCGTCGATCTCGACAAGCACCTCTTCGGCATGCGCGTAGCGGTAGTAGGTGCAGTAGAGACGAAACTTCATGGCCGTATTCTCGCCGGCCTTCCAGGCACCAAAGTCGATCTCGGTGATGACGCCTCGCATGTGGCAGCTCACCGGAATGGCCAGCGTGTGCCGTTTGAGGGCGCCGCGGACGTGAAGGGCAATGGGGCCGCCCTCCTGGAAGCCCAGCTGCTGGATCACAAAGCGGTCGTACTCGCCGAGCGTAAACTCGGCCTCGAGCTTCTCCATGCCCATCTCGATCGGGATGGGAAGGTCCATGCCGCCGGCCCTGTAGTCTTCGACCTTGTAGGTGAGCTTTGGCAGGACAATCTCGTCGACCATGCCGGCGTAGCCGCGGCCGTCGACAAAGAGCGTAAAATGCGTGAGCTTCTGTGGGAGATTATTGAGGAGCGTCACCTTTAGAACACCTCCTTGATGTGGTCGTCCGACAGAAGCGAGCGAAAGGTGATCCGCTCGGCCGGGTAGGGCGGCGTAAACTCGTAGTCAAACGTGACGTGGCCTTCGGTGATCTGCGAGACAGAGTTCACCTCGGGGTCTATCCAGCAGTGGCCACCGAGGATCGCCTCCTGGGCCTTGAGGTCGCGGAAGTAGTTGTTGATGCTCTCTGTGACCTGCGAGACGTAGCTTTTGGTGATGTTGCGGTCGACGGCCCAAAGGTGGCTGGCGAGGATCGCATCATCGATAAAGTCCCTGAGGCGCCGCACATTGATGAACTTGTGTCGCGCGTCGAGCGCGTCGGCCTCATCAAAAAGGGTCCGGTTGCCCCACAGGCGAAAGCCCTGCTCGTTCACAAAGGTAGCGATTTTGTTTTTGTTCAAAAGATTGGCACCCGACTCGCCCGACGAGGGGTCGAGCGAAAACTCGACCGGATGGCTCACCCCAACCACCGACGAGCAAAGCCGGTTAGACGGCGACACCCAAAAGCCGAGCTGGGCGTCGGTCTTGGCGATCACGGCGGCCGCAAGAGCCGAGCCGCCGACAACCCCGATCGGAGCGGCCAGCCGGACGTTGGGATAGACGGGATAGAGCCTTGAGCTGCGAAGGCTCGCAAAGCTCCCGATCACCGCTTGCAGATCCTGGCTGTCGGGACTCTCAATCGGTGCCACAGCGCGCAGCCGCCCTGCCACGACATTGAGGGCAGCCCTCACCGACTCGTCGGCGGAAAACTCGGGCGCGATCACAATGCGCGGCTGGGCGCCGAGAGCTGCCTTGGCTTTGAGCAGGCTATATACCCCTGTCAGCTCACCCTGTGTGCCGGCCACTTGCAGAGCCGGCGCGTCGGCCTCGCCAAGCCCGACTGAGACGACTACGCACAGAGCCTGCGTCTCCTCGTAGATCGCAGCCAGGGTCTTGGGCAGACTTCCCGGCGCGTCAAGTCCGCCGAAAAGCTCTCTGGCCTCCCTCGCCCCTCTCACGAGAAAGGGCGTGTGGGCTGTCAGCTTTTCTGACAGAGCCGACGTGCCGACGACGCCAATGACCGACGTGGCGGGAGTTCTCACCCCCGGGGCTGCCCTCGTCGTGACCGGCACGACTTCGATTCCATGCCAAAAACCTTCAGCCACCTGGCGACCTCCCCTGTTCGAGTGCCGTGATCCTGGCTTCCTGCTCTGAGACTTTCGTCTGAAGGGCTCGAAGCTGGCCTGCCATCAGCTCTTGAAGCCTTCTGGCCTCGTCGACCAGGAGCGCTATCTGCTCTTCGAGAGTCACGTCCCTACTCCATAAAGAAAATGGCAGGCTTTCGCGCCGCCTGAGAAAAGAGGGCCTGGGCGTCCCCCCGTATTCTTAGACTCATAAGCCCTTCCTTTGAGCCCGAAGAGGCAAGCTCTGCCTCGGAGAACTCAAACTCGACAAGCCCGGCGCTCAGATAGAGGTACTTCTCGGCGTAGCCGGCCGTATCGAAGCGAAAGCCTCGCTCGACGCTTTCGAGATAGATCTCAAGCGTCAGCTCGCGCGGAAAAGTCGCGCCTGCGCGTAGAAGCCAGAAGTCTCGAAGTCCGACCTTGAGGCTTCCCGGCGTCTTCTTGGTAAACCGGTACTCGATAGGCCCGATATCAGAGACAGGGGACGAGAGGTCGAGCTCGACTTCTTGCAGAAGAGCTTGAGCCCCTTCCCCGGCAGGCCAGCCAAGGAGCGCTCCAAGCCGCCCCTTGTAGCGGGCAAACTCCCCCCGAGCCTCGGCCTTCACGGCCTCAAGCTCGGCTTTGACCCCCTGAACAAGCCGCTCGGTCTCGGCCTTTTGGGCCTGAAGCTCGCCCTTGAGAGAGGCAAGCGAGGCCTTGGCGACCTCTTTGAAGGTCAAAAACTCCTCTCTGGTGGCCGCGAGGTCTCGCATCAGCTCAAGCGTGTGGCGCTGGCCCTGGGTGAGAGAGAGAGCCACCGCAGCAAGCTCTCTTGCCAAGGAGAGGTTTAGGCGCTCTCCGACCCCATCGACTGCAATGAGAGAGTCCGGGATCTCCTCGAGGATGAGGTCGATGCCAAAGAGAAGATCCTCGGACGCAATCCGCTTGGCGATGATCTCGCCTGCCTTAGAGAGGACGGCAAAGAGGATCGGCCCGTCCACCCCTTCGAGGCTTGCCACAATCCCCATCTCACCGACGTCGTAGGCTTCTCCCCCGCCGCGAAACTCGGCTGTGAGGTGAACGCGGTTTCCAGAGACCCGGTTTGAGTCGGCAAGCGCCGAGCCCTCGACTCTTTCCTTGAGGGCCTCCTCCGAGCCGTCGGGGTCATAGGAGGCCTTTCCCAGCTCAATGCCGACAAAGCGAAGCCTCTTGCCCCTGGCTTCGGCCTCGGCCAGGGCCTCAAGCCCACGTCTTGTAATCTTCGGGCGCGACAGTGCCATCAACGCCCCACGACCGCAGTGAGACGCTTGACCCTCGTCACCCGCGCCAGCATCGCAGCCCCGACTGTGGCCTCGGCCTCAAACATGATGTCGAGTTCAAAGCGGGCCCTCAGGGGCTTTAGCGACTCGACGACGCGCAGGATGCGGCGTCTTTCAGCCTCGCCGACAGGCCGGTTGTCCTTACTGAGGAGGATGACCTTGAAGGTGTAGGGCTCCCTCGGCTCTGGATAGTCCCACCACTCGCGGATTCTCGCCCTGACGCCAATGGTCTCCATTGCCAAGTCGATGGCAGCCAGCGTGCCGCGAAGCCTTCTGATCTTCTCAAAACGCCGGATGATCTCGCGACGCCGCCTCGTCAGATCGTCTTCGCTCCCCACTGAGACAAAGTCCTCGTCCCACAGCTCGACCCCCTTTTCCCAAGCCAGATACGGCAGAAAGGCTGGCGGGCAAGTGTCGGGGTCAAAAAGCGAGACAAAATCAAAAGAAAAGCCCTCAAGCCTGCCTCTTGCGACATCCTCGAGCGCCTTCTCAAGCGGCGCAGAATTTTTTGGCAGAAGGCTTGTCACGAGGACATCTCCAGCTTGAGGCTCTCCTGGCTGTCCTCAAGAAGCGGCGCCTCGAAGACTTCGCACAAGACGCCGCCCGAGGGCTCGATCACCTCGGCCGACGTGACGTCGTTTTTGGCATGGAGCGCGGCGTAGAGAACCGACAGCTCAAGGCTTGCCCCGACCCGAAAGCGCGTCCTAAAAAGCTCTCTGAGAGAGGCCTCGGCTTGCTGCCGAACCAGCGCCCAGTCGGCGCCGTAGGGCACCTTAAGACGCGCATGCAGACGAAAGCGCCTCAGGCTTGCCTCCTCGACAGTCAGATGATCGGTCAGCGCCCGGACGTAGGCCATCTTCTCGCGAAGAAGTGCCAGGTCGGCAGCCCGCACCCGCTCTTCAGTTCGAGGATCAAAAAGCGCCCATAGCGTGACCCGCGCCGGCCCCACTTCGGCAGCATTGGCATCCACGATGTAGCCACCGCCCGATAGCCTGACAGCCTTGGCCTGAGCGATGTAGCCGACTTTTGACCCGGCAGCCGAAAGCAGATCATCCTCGTCCAAAAACCGCCCAAGGAGGCTCTCGTCACTCTCGCCGGGCGCCCTGGCGATGCCGCGCCGCGAGACCACGTGGTCGAGGTTTGCCCCCCGGGCAAAGGCTGGCATGGTGGCGCGGGCAGCCGCATTGACCCGGGCACGCAGGAGCAGCTCGCGGTAGGCTGACACCTCAAGCAGCTTGACGGCGGGGTCTGACTCAAAAAGGTCGACTTTGTCGCCGTAGCGAGCGCGAAAGTCCTCGAGCATCTCACGCTTGATCGCCTCAAAGCTCAAGGTCTCCAAGACCTCGGGCGCTGGCAGGCGGCGCAGATCGATCACACCGGCTTTCACCGCTCAAGCCTCACAGCCCAGGAAAACGGCGTGTCTGTCACCTTGATGACGCCGTCAAGAAGGATGGAGACACTCCCCTCGGAGAGCTTTTTCTCCTCTTCTGGCCCATCGAGCACCTTCACGGCACTGAGCCTCACCCGAGGCTCCCAGCGGGCTATGGCCTCGTGGACGGCCGTAAAGATCGACATCTTGTCGACCCCCTTGCCGAGCAGCTCAAAAAGCCTCGACCCATAGTCGCGCAGCATGACGCGCGAGCCCTTGGGCGTGGTGAGGATGTCTTCGAGGCTTTGGCGAATATGCTCTTCGGGAGAGACTCTCTTTCCCGTGTGGCGCGACATCATCCAAACTTACCTTTCCCGCTGCCAGGGTCGACCTGAACCTCGTTTTTCTCGACGATGTAGGCGACAAGCTCGGCCAGAAGATCGGCCAGCAGCGCTGCTTTAGCCCCCTCGGCGTCGAGCTTGAAGCCAAGGTCTTTCATCTTGGCGAGTATCCTCTCTTTGGCTTCGGCTTCGTTAAGCATGCTTGGCCTTGCAGCGAGCTGAACCCTGGGGATGCGGCCCCCCGGTAAAGGCACAGACGGCTTCTGTCGTCACAATCCCGGCGACAGCGTCGGCTCCGCCGAGAGCGACGCTTTCGGCCTCGACGACGACCGTCTTGGCCTTAACGACAACGCTTGTCCCGCCTTGGACTTCAAGCCTTGCCCCCTCGGGCAGAACTACCCGCATGGCCTTGGCCTCCTTGTCGTAGGACACGCTCGTGCCGTCGCTGTAGCTCAGGCGGTGGCCGCCTTCTTTGGGCAAGCTCTCGCGCGTCATGACAGAGCCGAGGATCACCCCCTGGGCGGTGGATCCTCCCGGGAAAAGGCAAAGGACCTGCTCGCCGACCTCAAGCGGCCAGTTCTCTTTGTCGCCCCGCCCGCGCCGCTTCAAAGTCGAAAGCGGCGGGGTCTCCATACCGCCTTCGATCAAAACCCGTGCCCTTGCCCCAAAGTCTTCGACGGCGGTGACAACGCCAAAGCTCACAAGACTTGCAAGCTGGCGCCTCATTTCTGCCATCTCAAAGGGGTTCATCCTTCTCCCCTCGTCTCGGGAAGCCTTTGCGCCTCGGGATACATGGCCCAACTGTCCCAGTCGTTGGCCCCAAGGCGCACCACCTGCGCCCACTCGCACGTCCAGACCTCGTAGCCCGCCACGACAAGATCAAAGCGGGCGTCGCTACAGCGAAGCACCCGGGCCTGACGTGCATACTCGACAAACGTCTGGTTATGGACAGCAAGGGCGATCCTAGCTGCAATGTCGCGGGCTGACACCTGCTGGCGGCCGCGAGCGGGCGGCAAGACGGCCAGGGCCTCCCAGCGCGTCTCAAAGTCCATCTCGCCCGTCATGGGGTCGCCCTCAGGCTCAAAGTCGGTCATCTCAAAGAAGATGGCCGGCACCTTCTCGATCTTCTTGGTCTCGGGATAGGCGTCGTAGACGGGAATCTTCGGAAAAACCCGCCTAAGCTCATCTGCAACCTTGGTGTAGATCTCGCCAAACATCGTCTCTACCCGAGAAGGCCTCCACGGTAGCGAACCTCGTGCAGGAGGTTTTTGAGAAAAACCTCCCGAAGGTCGATCTCACTGACTGCCAAGCTAGCGGCCTCGTGAAGCGGCACACTCTCGGCGCCGAGCGGGTGGCGCGCTCTTGCGAGCCGTCGATAGACCTTTCTTTCAAGCCGCCCGAGCCTGCTCGGAGCGATAAAGGCCCCCTCGACAAAACGTCCCTGCCTTGTCGTCACCCCTCTTGCCCCTTGCCTGGCGCCAGCCAGGATCAAGGGCAGGTCGTGGGTAATCATCGAGAGCGAGGCCGCGAGCCCCCGCCCCCTTGTCTTGATCCTCTGTCTCACGGGCCTCACGGGCAGCCTCGCCCCGTCAGCCGTCTCTTTGGAAAGAAGAGCAGCGAAAGTCCGAATGGTCCTCGACAGAGCCCGTGCGACGGCTTTCTCAAGCGTCTTTTCAGACATCGACAGTGCCTCTGCGAGGCCCTCGATTTCCTTTTCGAGGCTTGTCACGAAAAGTCCTCTGTCAGCTGCGTTTCGATCTCTTCGGCAAGATCAAGAAGCGTCATCCCGGTCAGGTCGTCGTGGCAGGCGGCCACCCGGTAGCGCCTGCCTTCGACGATAAAGACATCACCCGCCGCGGCCCCCGAGAGGTCGCCTGTCAGGCCAAGAAACTGGCTGTTTTCTGCCGCAACGCGCATCGAGCCGAGGTCCTGGTCGAAGAATTTGACGTCAAAGACGCCGGCCACCTTTTTGCCGGCAAGCTTCCCAGTTTCGAACTCACCCCTGTGGACGAGGCCAGTCCCTCTAAAAAAAAAGGTAAGGTCCCCCATTCGAAAGGGGTCAGCCCCCACTCAACTGTCCCCCCTGCTACGGCCACGCGAGCGAGTTGGCGCCGCAGAGGTCGGCGTTGGCACCGAGTCGAAGAAGCTGAAGGACTCGGGGTGACGCACGGCGACGTCGACGTCTTGGAGGACGCGAACCCGCACCGTACCGGAGGTGCCCTTCAGATAGGGGTTCACCTGAACGTCGAGGATGCCCCACTCGCCGATCACCAGATCGGCCCAGTTGCCAAAGATGATGGCGCTCTTGCCGCCGCCGCCAAGGTTGTCGGGGACGATGGTCGATACGTCAGCCGGGTAGCCGTTGACGGTGCCGCGTCCG